AAGAAGCTACTGATGTAACAGCATTCAGAGATCTACTTCCTTCATCATCTTATGCTGTAATGGATTCTGGATACAAATATCAGTATGATAGATATAATGATACATTTAGATATGTCCCATTGAATGGTGATACAGCTGGTCTTTGTGTAAGAACAGATTTTGTAGCAGATCCATTTTTCTCTCCAGCAGGATTTAATAGAGGTCAAATCAAAAATGTAGCTAAACTTCCATTTTCTCCAAGAACTACTGAAAGAGATACACTTTACAAAAAAGGAGTTAATCCAGTAGTTACATTCCCTGGACAAGGAACAGTACTATTTGGAGATAAAACACTTTTAGCAAAACCTTCAGCATTTGATAGAATAAATGTTAGAAGATTGTTTATTGTGTTAGAGAAATCAATTGCAACAGCTGCTAAGTTTCAGTTGTTTGAATTCAATGATGCATTTACAAGATCACAATTTAGAAATCTTGTAGAACCATTCTTACGTGATGTTCAAGGAAGACGAGGCATTACAGACTTTAAAGTGGTTTGTGATGAATCAAACAATACTGGTGAAGTAATAGATAGGAATGAATTCGTAGCAGACATATTTATAAAGCCTGCAAGAGCAATCAATTTTATGAAACTTAACTTCGTTGCAACGAGAACTGGTGTTTCGTTCGAAGAAGTTGGTGGTTAAAGGGAGATAACTAATGTCAACAGTATTTAATGTAGAGCGTTTTAAATCTGCCCTAACCAATGGTGGGTTAAGACCTAATCAATTCGCAGTTCAATTATCTTTTCCAACATACGTTGCGGGTGCTGCTAACGCAGTTCAAAAGTCACCGTTTTTGGTTAATGTAGCCGAACTACCAGGTCAAATAATTAACCCAGCAATAGTCTTGTATCGTGGAAGAGAAGTTAAGTTCGCAGGTGATAGAATTTATGCACCATGGACTATAACAGTTCTAAACGATTCTCAAATGAGTATAAGAAATGGTATAGAGCAATGGATGGCTGGAATGGAAGATTTACAAACAAAAGTAGGTAGATTAAATCCAGCTGAATATCAAAGAAACTTAGATATATTTCAACTAGACAGAAATGGCAATGTTTTAAAGACATATACACTATTAGACTGTTTCCCTGTAGACCTTTCTCCTGTAGCATTAGACTTTGGAGCCAATGATCAGATATCAACATTTACTGTAACTTGGCAATATCAGTCGTTTGCAACATCAGGAGGCGGTACTAATTTGGGTAGCATTCTTGGTGGTACTTTTAATTAAAGGTTAATTTTTGTCATGGCAATTAATTTATTTGGTTTCACAATCGAACGTCAGAAGAAACCGGATCTTACTAATCAATCAATAGTATCTCCGGTTTCAGAAGATGGCGCAATCACAGCTACTTCTGCAGGCTATTACGGCACTTTTGTCGATATAGATGCATCAACAAGAAGTGAAGCAGATCTAATCTCTAGATATAGAGAAATAGCAGGTTATCCGGATTGTGATAACGCTATTGAAGAGATAATATCTGAATCAATTTCAGCTATAGATAACGAAGATCCTGTAAGTATAAATCTAGAAAATTTAGATTTATCAGCAAGTTTAAAAAAAACTATTACTACTGAATTTGAACAAGTTAAAAAATTACTTGATTTTAATGATAAAGCACACGATATTTTTCGCAGATGGTATATTGATGGAAGAATATATTATCAAAAGATGATTGATAAGAAAAATCTTACTGGTGGTATACAAGAGTTAAGATATATTGATCCAAGAAAAATTAGAAAAGTAAGAGAAGTAAAAAAGAAAAAAACTCCAGAAGGCTTAGATCTTGTAGAGACAGTTGAAGAATTTTTTGTTTATAATGATAAAGGTTTAGCTTATAGTCCAGGAGTTCCTCCAACTAATTACAATAATCAAGCTGGTGTAAAAATAGCAGTAGATACTATTGCTTTTTGTCCATCTGGTGTAATGGATCTTCAAAGACAGTTAGTTATTGGATATTTGCATAAAGCAATAAAACCAGTTAATCAATTAAAAATGATGACTGATTCATTAGTAATCTATAGAATATCAAGAGCACCAGAAAGAAGAATCTTTTATATTGATGTTGGTAATTTACCAAAAATAAAAGCAGAACAATATCGTAATAAGGTTGTATACGATTCTGCTACTGGCGAAGTTAAAGATGATCGAAAGTTTATGACAATGTTAGAAGACTTTTGGTTGCCAAGGAGAGAAGGTGGTAGAGGAACTGAAATTACAACTTTACCAGGTGGTCAAAATTTAGGTGAAATATCAGATATTGAATATTTTCAAACAAAAGTATATCAGTCATTGAATATTCCTATATCAAGATTCCAACAACAATCTGGTTTCAATTTTGGAAGACAAGCAGAGATTACTCATGAAGAAATAAAGTTTATTAAATTTATAAACAGATTAAGAAAAAAGTTTAATCATTTATTTAATGATCTTTTAAGAACACAGTTGATTCTCAAAAATATTATAACTGATTCTGATTGGGAAGAAATGAAAGAAAGTATAGTGTATAATTATGCTCAAGATCAATACTTTCAAGAAATGAAAGAATCAGAAAATATGAGAAATAGAATTGATTTACTAACACAAATGCAACCATTTATAGGAAGATTTTATTCAGATAGTTATATTAAAAAGAATGTTCTAAGGTTGGATGACGATGAAATTGAAGAAATTGATGTAGAAATACAAGAAAATCCTCCTCCTCAACAAGAAGAGCAGTAAAATCTTATAAATAAATAAAAAAAGGAATTGTTATGTCAGATGTTGAAACAGCAGAGCCAGAATTAGAACAAGAAGTTGAACAAGAAGATGAAGTTCAACCTAATTATATCGAAAATTTTGTTGATAATGTGGTTGATGGAAGTAATTCTGCTGCAAAAGATGATTTTGATAACGCAATAGCTATTAAAATTACACAAGCATTAGATGCAAAAAAACAAGATCTAGCCAGTAGTTTTTTTAACCAAGGGATAGAAGATGGCCAACCACAACAAGATGACCAAGGCTCAAGTTAGAAAAAAAGAGGACATTGTAAAAGGTATGAAAAAAAACTTTAATCAATTTAGACAAGAGTATGGCGACAAAGCTAAAGAAGTTATGTATGCTACAGCTACTAAACGTGCCATGGAAGAAGAAACAGAAGAGGTATTTGTAGAGCACTGGTGTGCTAAACATGTATATCATGATGTGTTTGGAGAGGGAACTGTGTTAGAGGGTAAACATGATACACCTGATGACAAAGGATTTATATCTTGGTATACAGTTAAATTTGATCATGGCGAAGAAACTGTATTTACAGAAGATGTAGAAATAATGCATGAGCGTCATCATGGTCATATGATGAAGAAAAAGAAAAAAGTTGAAGAAGATGCTCATAAGATGGGCCATGATGTAAAGAGTAAAAAAAGAATGGCTCAAGCAAAACAAAATATAAAAGATGTAGATAAAGTTGACGATCTTAGTGGTGTAGAAGAAGAACTATCAGGTGATCAACACAAAATTGATGCTAATAAAAATGGTAAAATAGATGCTCATGATTTTAAATTGTTAAAAAAAATAAAGAAAGCTAGGAGCTAATAGATGTCAGCTGCAGATAGAGGTAGTACAGTATTTAAAGGAGATGCTAATATAATAATGCTGCAAAAAAGAAATGCAGTTATTCATTGTATGTCTTCAAATAAGTCTCCTGGAGCTGCTGGAGGAAATGTGCATGCCAATGTTTTTGGTGGTACAAGTAATCTAATTCATAAAGCTGCAAACTTAGCTGCTACTCAAACATTTGATGCTACAGCTGGTGATGGTCTAGCAATTAAAGGTGTTGTCTATTCTATTGATGGTGATGTTACAATTGAAAGATACACTTCAAATGCTGAAAGAGCTAATGTTCTTTTATTAACACAAGGACAAGGTCAATTAACATTTCCTGCAGAGATACCAGTACAAACAGGAAATATTTTAGTTCATTTTGGATCTACAGAAGGCACTGTTACTTTAGAAGTAAGTAAAGGCGAAGCATTTGTTGATCCTAACACACAACGATTAGAAGCAAGACAAAGAGGACCATTCTAATGAAACTGATTACTGAAGTTAACATAGAATCAGAGATTAAATATCTTGAAGAAGAAGAAAATGGTAAAAAAAGTTATTACATAGAAGGTAAATTCATGGGCTATGATGAGCCTAATAAAAATGGAAGAATTTATCCAAAAGGTATAATGGAAAAGGAAGTTTCGAGATACCAAGAACTTATTAACGAAAAAAGATCACTTGGAGAGTTAGGGCATCCTCCTACTCCAACTGTTAACTTAGATAAAGTTTCTCATTTAATTACTGAATTAAAAGTAGATCAAAATGGTTCAGTTTTTGGTAAAGCAAAAATACTTGGCACACCTATGGGAAAGATTGCAGAAAATTTTATTACTGAAGGTGTTCGTTTGGGAGTATCTTCAAGAGGAGTTGGATCCCTTAAAGAAAAAGATGGAATTAATGAAGTACAAGATGATTTTCAACTTTCAACTGTAGATATAGTTTCTGATCCTTCTGCACCAAATGCTTTCGTGAAAGGTATAATGGAAAATGCAGAATGGTTTTTAAATAATGGTGTTTGGGAACCACAACAAATAGAACAAGCACAAAAAATTATTAAAAAAGCATCTAAAAGACAATTACGTGAAGCTAAATTACAGGTATTTAAAAAATTATTAAATTCTATCAAGTAACATTTTTTTATAAATAAAATAAGTAACAAATAATTAGGAGACAAAGAATGTCAGTCGAGTCAAAAATTAAACAACTGCTTGAGGGTAAAACCGAAGGTGAAGAGCAGTTATCAGAAGCAGAGCACATGGCTAAAGCGCCTCAAGATCTTTCTGCTATGAGTGTTGGCAATGTAGGTCAAAAAACCTCGGCTAGCATGAAACAAGATACTTCAAAAGCAGGTAAGGCTGCTA